AAGTAGGTGTTTACGATTTCTATACTTGGTTTTAGGGGGTTTAGTTTCTCTAGAATGCTTTATCTCAACTAGATACTTAGTTAATTTCTTTCCTTCTAAAATTTCAATATAATTATCTACATAATATCTATGTCCTTTATTATCTAAAGGACTGTAATATGGAACTATTACATTTTCACTGCCCCATTTAACTACATTCTTGTTATCGTCACAGAATCTAAAAAATTTTAGTTCCAATCCTGAACGATATATAGCCTTACTACCTATAAATTTTTTAGGATTTTTAGGCACAAAGATACCTTGTCTCCACTTTTTCATTAACCTACAAAGAACATTGTTGGGTCTGCATCACCTAATCCTGGTGATGCACCATCCATAAGTTTTTGCTCAAGTTCGGCTTTTTTCTGCTGACCTTCTTGTAGTAGATCGTAGTTGAGTGCACCACCTCCAAGTAAACTCACAGATCCAAACTTACCTCTAACTCTTCCTATTGTAATCATTGATAAAGCTAATGCATATTCGTAAATCCATTGCTCCATTATAACACTTCTAATTGGTTTTTCAATATAACATGATACAACACCATAAAATTTATCACTTCCTGGTTGAGGGTACATTGTCATATATTGCGTCCTTGGATTAAAAGATACATCTCTTCTTAAAGCTAACATCTTTTCTCTTGTATCTACCCACTCTTTAAGTGTGTACCATGAAACTAGATCAAATCCATAATTACCCATTGCGTAGCTAAAGTATGTTTGCTGTGCAAGTGTTTGTTCTAAAGTAAACAATGTATTAATACCTGTCGTAGACCCTTCTTCAAAATCTACCACATCTACCACTTTTCTATAATCCATTATATCATAATCAAAAACATTTTGATAACTAGTTGCTTCAGAAGCTGAACCTTGTTGGGTCATGGTCTGTCTTCCTGTCTTTGTAAATAATCCTGATAAAGATTGTCCTATTAATTCTCCTGTTGTTAATTGTAACGATGTAATGGTTGAAAATAGAGTCTGATCAATAAGTTCAAATTGCTGTACACCATTGCTAAATGTACCTGACAGAGAGCCGGATAAAACTGATGTATCGCCTGTATATACAGGATACTTAGCATTAGCAAAGTTACCTGATAATATTGATGAATTAGTTACGAATATAGATTCAGGAGTTGTTCCTATAAATTCCGGTCCAGGGCCAAGAGGATTAGTACCTGCTACTTTTTTAGCGTTAGTAGATAAATTAGTATTAGCTAAAGTATAAAGTAAATCGAGTCTAATACCTTTATTCTTTTCATACATTTCAGAGTCAAATATTAAAAACTCTCTAGTATACCCTGCGTATTTTGTAAAATATTCAACTGCTATTTGAATATTTTCTCTAAGTTGATCTGTATGAATTTCTAAACTAATTAAAGGATAACCTAAAGATCTTTTTATTCTATCTCCTAAATTATCATAAGTTTCAATTTTTGAATTTAAATTAGTTGATAGAAATGCTGAAAGAGGCTGAATAGTACATGCAAGTGCCATAAAATTATTTATTCTAGCATAAATAATAATATGCCAGAAGCTCTAACTACTAATAACGGAAGTACATATTTTAACAATAATGAATGTAGATCATTTGGAATGGGCCTAGCTGCTACTACTTTAACTAGACTTTCAGGTGCAGATAGCGCAGCTCCTTTTTTAGGGCAATTATGCTCTGAAGTAATTATAATAAATTCTACAGGTGGCCTACTTACTCTATTTGATAATAATTACTTTGGAAGCGGAAACGGTCTTACAATAGCAGACGGATCGACTTTTACTTTAAGAGGATTAACAAATGTTAACCAGGTATCCGCAAAAGCTGCATCAGCTGGTGCCATATATTATAGATCTCAATTCTTTAGCTCTAATCCTAATAAGTAATTAAACTTCAGCTGTAGGTTCATCAGCTTCAGGAGCCGGTTCTGTATCTACTGGAACGTCAGCTCCTGTATCTGCGGGACCTCCTCCAAACTCTGGTATACCGCCTACATCTCCGCCGGCTACACCACCGCCTTCTCCACCTACTGCGGCTTCACCTCCAGCTAACTCACCAACAACAGCTTGCTCTTTCCAGCTAGGACCTGCTGCTTGAATTTGTGATAACTCCCATTGTAGTTCAGCATCTTTTCTAAGAAACTCTCTATTAGCTAGAATATCCTTATCCTTCCATCCAAGATATTTCTTTTGTGCGTATGTAGCAGATACAAATTCAGAAGACGCTAGATTGTTAAAGTTACCAGCTTTTAATTCGAGTCTTTGATTCTCTCTTAACTCGTAAAAATTAGTAGGCACATTAAACTCAATCTCAACATTTTGTTCGGTGAGATCAAATTTTTTAAATATACCCATTAATGTTAAATGAGTAATAAATCCTTTCTTTAACCCTGCAGCAAATCTCTGCTGCTGTCTCATTACAAATCTAGCAAACTTAAGCTCTTCTCTTAATATAGTAGATCCATCTGCAGAAGCTTGGTCATTAGGATCTAGTCTAGTTGAAGGTACTTTAAGAGCTCTGTATAGCTTCTTAATAAAGTACATTAGATCTGAAAGCTCACCTAAATTTTGACCTCCAGCTAACTGACTTACAGATGTGCCTTCAGAACCCTGTCTCTTAGCAAACCAGAATGCATCAAGCATAGATTGTGGATTAAATTTCTTAACTACATTATCTTGATCAAGATCAAAAGTTTTCTTTGACCAATAATTTTGAATAAGTTTCTTTAAGTAAGCTTCAGCTTTAGGTGGAGCCATATTACCAACATCCACATTAAAGACTAGCCTTTCTGGTGCTCTGACCAATCTATAAATTACTATAGCATCTTCAATTAAAGATAACTGCCTATAAGGACGTCTAGCATTCTCTAAAAACGGTATGCAAAAGTTTTTAGTTTCGTTATAAACACCAGAATTAATATAAGTAATCTGGTTTTGATCCATTGGAATAAATTCAATCTTTTCTACCTTTTTAGGATTTTCAGGACTGTATATTGGCTTTCTATAAATATATCCCTTAATAAGCATATTCTGTATATTATTATATACAGGGTCTATAATTTCAGCAGGTAAGTTAATTACCCCTAAAATACCATCTTCTACAAATCCTTCATGAATAATTTGCTCAAAGAATAATTCACCTTCAACTAAAAGCTGTCTAAAATATTGCCAACCTCTATTTTTAAGATCATAATATTCTATATATCTATGAAATTGCTTATCAAGTTCAGATTTTTCTTCTACCGTTAAATCTATTTCTTTTAATTGTAACTTTGCAGTATATCCACTATCGTCCGGATTAATTGTTTCATCGCAAATTTCATCTAGAGCATCTGCAACCTCAGAATAAGCAGCTATAATTCTATAATCTCGTAATCTACCACCCTTATCTTCTTGAATGTTAGCATACATTACATCTCCAAAAGAAGAATCTTTTGCAAAATCTCCAATAGGTATATTATTATATGGATTAGATGAAGAAACTGAAGCTTTTGCTAACGCTTCTGCCCTTTTCATTCCAGTCTTTTTAAATATATTATACTTAGGATTAAGCTGATCACCTTCAGGTTCTATATTAGAGTAAGGTAATCTATTCTGAATATATTGGACTAGGTTTCTTCCAAAAGTGGATGCTCGTCCATCGTTCGAAACGTAGGAACGATTTTGAGAGTTAGTTGTTGATGAATCCGCCATTGTGTATATATTTATTCTAAGTTAAGGATAGAGCTAGCAGCTTGATAAGAAGAAGCCCAACCTGCATCGTTAGCAGTAACAAAAGTAAATTTACCAGAACCACTTAACGTAGATGTAGGTAAAGATATACTTACTAAATTATCTGTAGCTATATTATATAGACTGTCATCTAATTTGTAAGCACTTATAGTATCTAATTTAGCAGAAGTTATTTGCTGATAATCGGTAAAGAAGTTAAGCTTGTTCGCGCTAATGTATAATGAATTACTATAATTCAAAGCTTTACCATAAAGTAAGAAGTTATTGGTTTGTGAACTTATGACATTAGTTGTACTTCTTAGCTGTTCAAAAACACCAGAAGTAGTATAAAAGATATTAGTAAATTCAGGTACACCGGAGACGGTAATAGCTTCAGTGTAATTAGTAGGCACTGTATTATCGTATCCTGAAAGCGCATTATACCCTTGCTCTGTATATGTTTTATTTGATATCTGCTGATCTAAAGGAGAGTATATTCTATTTTGTAAATCTACAGCTATAAAATTATTATCAATCTTGTAGATATTTCCTACAGTATCTTTCTGCTCTGGAAACAACCACCCTTTTATAGTAAAGGATGTATCAACAGTTATTCTAAATTTTTCCGAGTAAGTAGTATCAGTTGGTGTACTGTAATTTAAACTACCACTCCATAGTACTTCGCTTCTTATTTCCTGATCATAGTTTGCACCATATTCCTCTGGTACTTTCCAGGTTAAAATAATATAAGGGTTATTATAGGGTACAAAGTTAGAAATTATTTGATCTACATCTTGCATGTATCTAGCAAGTATTGACATACTTACTTCTAAATTTACAGGCACGGGCATTAAAAATTTAGAAGAGCTATTAGCATGATCGCTTTGTGTAGAGGGTACTATACCACCAGTTAGTTTATTAAACACTCTTGACTCATCTCTAGAAATGCTATTAAGATTTATAGCAACTACCGGTAACGTTATATTTTGTGCTTTATTTACTATATCATACATTACCCTTTGCTTAGGGGCAAATACATACCTTACATCAATATTTGATTTAGCATTTCTGTTTTTATCAAATCTACTGATAACGGTATCGTCAAACGCAGCTACAAACTGAGTTAATAAATTTTTTATTTCAAAATGAAATGCTCTATTCTTCATATCTTATATATATTTATTACAAAAACCTGTCAATAAAATATTTAGGTAACTTATGTCTATTATTAACTACACTTTCAACAATTGAACCATCTAAAATATATGTTATACAATGATCTTTATGAGATCTTACTCCTCTTCCACATGACTGAATTAACGAGCAAAGCATTTTATTCATATACCAATTAAAGTCACCTTTCATTAGTTTTTCAATACGTTTATCCTTAGTAGGTAGATAAGGCGCTTTTACTATAATTTGAAATCTTGCCAAATCATCTCTTAGATCTACTCCATGAGACATAGAAGGTGATATCAATACTGTAGGATCATCATTAACATAATGTTGCTCTAATATTTCCTCGTTCCGTACACCAGGCTCTCTAATTAAAAAACGTCTATCTGTTAATGTACTAGCTAAAAATGAAGTAATAGTATTATTATGAGTATGTATAATACCCTTATCACCTTTATGAAATTCGCATATCTCTTTTATCTGTTTTACTACTTTAGGTAAACTTCTCTTTAAATTATGATAATTTAACTTTACTTTAGTATTACAATATATAGGAGCATTTTTAGCATCAAACGATGACTCAGCTTCTATATATTTAAACTTACTAATACCTAAACTTTTACAAAAATTATTAGGATCAATAATAGTAGCAGACATTAGAATTACTTTGTCTGCATGTTTAAAAAGGTGATTAGAAAGCTTATCTACTTTTAAAGGCATAAAAGTTATACCTTTCTTATCAGCTTCAAATAGATATTCACTTTCATTCCACGTTTCTAAAATTAAAGATAATTTAGAATGTAGATTGCGTAAGCTAATTAAATTACTTTTTGACTCAATAATAAACTTTTTATTAACCTTACCTGTATTATTAGTAATCTCTTTTAAGTCTTCTATTCTGTCATTAAGGTCTAATATTAATTCGTTAATCCATTTTACTACCTGTAAGCTATTTCTAGAATAAAAAGGTCTAATATTAACATCTAACTTAGTAAGACTTTCAAAATTTATACTACATGAAAATTCTTTAACTAGTTGATCTTCTAACTCAGCAGCCTCATCACATATAAGAAACTGTCTTTTCTTTAAATGATCTGGTAAAGAGAAAAACATATTATAATTTAACGTATTAAACGTAGACGTTAAAGCAGTATTTCTATCTTCATAATAAGGGCATTTATTGAGAGCCCAGCACTCTTCTTTAATTTTAGGTAGATGTAAGCAAGGGGCTAGCTCTACAGTAAACCGATTATCTACTTCACATTGATAATTAGACTTACCTTTCAATACCTTAACGTCATTAAACAGCTCTTTATATTGATCTTGTAATGCTTTAGTTATAGTTAAAGCCGTACAGCCGAAAGGCTCCTCTTCACCACATTCATCTTCATACGTATACCCACCTCCATGCGTTCTTCTATATGCTAAATAGTTAGTTACTAGCTCTCTAAACTCCTTAGTAGGTTGATTAGATACGTTGCCTATAGTTTTAGATATAAACGATTTTCCTGAACCAGTAGGAGCGTTACAAACTACAAACTTATGACCGTCTTCAAAAGCTTGATCAATATTTTTAAGTAACTTTACCTGTGCCGGATTAGGAGTATAGCCATCCGGAAAGCTTTGAAGTAGACCACCTATCACACTTTATTTTAAAGTAGTTCCGTCTGATGGCAATATGAATACTAAATTATCGTAAAGCTTAGATTTAGAAGAGCTGTCTAAAAATTTAACTCTTGTCATTTGATTTAAAGGAATAAACGAGCTAAGGTGATAATTCAAAACTCCTTTATTGTCATCGTAATTCATTTTAAATGGATAGGGAATTTCATAATTTTTATTTGCTCCATTAATCTCTAAAGTTAAATTAATATAATACTGCTTAACTTGAAATATTTTAAACTTACCTTTCTTTAATACTTTTTTATTAGTTCTTATAACTATATCTTTTAATAAGAAAGGTTTCAAAAAATTAGATACTTTTTCTAAGCTTACATTCATGAATTCATAAAATTAAATTTTTGTTGTTGAGATAAAGGATATATATTTTCATTAAAATAAACCCAAAAATCCTCATTAGCGGGTATCTCTTGTATAACATCTACTTGATTGCAATTTATATTTCTATAATTTTGCATCATAACATCCCAGGCTACAGATAAATTATCAGGTCCTAAATAAGGCTTCCGCGGGCCTTTAGGTGCGAAATAATTTAGGGATATTCTTCCGTTAACTGAGTTTAATAAATCTAAAGAGTTGGTACATAGCATCCGTCTTGTAGCAGCTAAACCTGGTTTAGCTATTCTTCTAGGAAATCTAATTTCTAATACATTATTAGAAAGTAAACTATCAAGAGTTGCTTTTTGTACTATCATCTTTTGGTTTACAAATACCAAACATCCTTTCTTCGTTTAAGAAGATAGCTTTATTAACTTTTCTTCCGCCACTAATATCAATATTAGAAATACTTACTCCCATATTATTAGGAAATATTACTATATCTCCCTCTTTTGCGTGTTTAGCATCAGGCCCTGCAAGAACTACTCTACCTTTACGCCATGCTTTTGTTAGTGCATTAGTCGGAACTACAATTCCATTTCTAATTATCTCATCTCCGTCATCACTCTCATCAACATATTCTACTAGTAAAATATCATCAAAGATAAAATCTAAATCATAATCATTTAGACCGAAATCGCCTTTATCTTTTTGTGTTAGATCAATTAAGCTTCTTGTAGGAGCTAAATTATCAATACTTGCCATTGCCATACAGCTATTTACGTAAAATTTTCTCTAATTCAACGTATTGCTGTAATTCTCTTTTGGAGATATTTTTATTCTTAGCTATAGAACTTAAACCTTCGACCTCGTCTTCTTCTTTCTTCTTCTTCTTTATATAAGATATACGCTGCCATTTAAGACGGGGTATCAAATAATAATAAAGCTTATACACTTCTTGTTTATCATCAAAGATACCACCAAACTTATTAAAAGTTTCATTAACAAATCCTGGAAGTTCCTTATTATAAAAGGAAAGCCATCTATTAAACAAAAACGGAACAAAAGCTTGTTCACCTTCAGAGTCTAATACTCCAGCATTCTCTTTCTTAGAGTAAAATAATTTATTTTGAAGTTGAAAGAAGTTCATTACCAGTTTTTAATTATATTAGCAACTATAAACAAGTTACATATTACAGCTTGTAGTATAATTAATGTTCTGATTAAAGCAACTACATCAGCTTCATCAGTAGAGCCAGCCTTTTCACCTAATGCTTTAGCCCACAACCTCCATAGTCTCATACACTAATCTTAGTAGTCGCAATAAATTGATCTCTGACTTCTGCATTAAAGTAATCAATTACATTAGCCATAAACTCTTCAGCTTGAGCGTCAGTTAGATTAGAAGAATATGCAAAAGGAGGAGCTTTACTACCAGCTACAATATTAATTCCAGTATGACCAAGAGCTACATTTTCTTTTGAGTAAGTAATAGAAACACTTACCTTACCAGAGTTTCTAACTTTATCATCAGTACCAACAAATTCATCTTGAACCATTAAGTCATCACCATCGACCATAATACCTTTGCCAATATAACCAGTGAGAATATTAGCAATAGCAGTATTTAGAAGTCGTTGAAACGATACAGCACCAAAAGGACATAGACCAGGGATCTCCCAACAAAAATTAATAGAGTCTTGACTCTGAATAAAGTCATTACTAAGAGTATCTTCAAGATCAATCAATGCATCTTTAACATACATCGGAGCTCTAAAAGCTACAATATTACCATACGGCGAAACTTCTTTACGAAATTGCTCATATGCAAACCTACTATGAATAAAATTACCGTCATATACACCTTGCTTAATAATCATATCTTTATTTTAAATTAATTTGTTCTTTAATCCACTTATATGTTTGCTCTATTCCTTTAGCTAAAGGATAATCTGGCGCCCAGTCGATACTCTCTTTAATAAGTTTATTATCTGAATTTCTACCTGCCACACCAAGCGGGCCGTCAATATGCTTTTTAGTAATTTTTTTACCTTCTACTTTACAGGCAATATCTACTAATTGATTAATTGTGACCATTTCATCTGATCCGATATTTACTGGCCCTGTAAAATCAGAATCAACTAATCTACGAATACCTTCCACACACTCTTCAACATATAAAAAACTTCTAGTCTGCTTTCCATCACCCCAAATTTCTATTTCATTTTTAGCTTCAATAACCTTTCTGCAGATAGCGGCAGGCGCCTTTTCTCGGCCTCCATTCCAAGTTCCTAATGTTCCAAAAATATTATGAAAACGAGCAACGCGGACTGGTATACCATAGTTTCTATTATAAGCTAAATAAAGCCTCTCACTAAATAATTTCTCCCAACCATAGTCAGAGTCCGGATTTGCAGGGTAAGCAGAAGACTCTTCGCAATTAGGATTATCAGGATCAAGTTGATTATGTTCCGGGTACATGCATGCACTACTACTATAAAATATTTTAGTTTGATTAGTCTTACTGTTATTATAGTCTTCAGCTTTATCTACTGTATCGCTAAATCTATGCTCGTTAAATTCCTTTACTGCGTTTAAAATATTAAGATTAATAGATGCTGAGTTATGCATAATATCTGCATCATTTTCACCGGTAAAAATAAACCCAGCACCTCCCATATCAGCAGCTAGCTGATAAATTTCATCGAAAGGTCTCTTATATTGCTCAGGTACATTGTTATTGTAATTACCTTGCTCACCATCGAATTTTACTAACCTTCTACAATTGTCTGCATTTCTTAAATCTCCTGCATTACCACTAATAAATTCATCTGCTTCAGATTTATTATATTCAGGTAATTTTAAATCTACTCCTCTAACGAAATACCCTTCTTTTTTAAGACGGGAAACTAAATGATTGCCGATAAATCCTCCGGCTCCAAGTACTAAAGCTGTTTTCATAAGTATATTATAAATTCCAACTGCTATTAATCAACCATATATTTATCAGAAGGAATCGAAGGCCACCTTACAACTATTAAGTCTGAATCTTCTAAGAAAACAACATCTGATATTTCATTAGGAAAAAATGTAAACATATGACCTGAAGATAAAGTTTGATCTTTACCCGACTCTTTATCTTTTATTACCATAGAGCCCTTAACAATATAGGTAACTTCAGTAGTAAGTTTATGAAAATGTTCATCACCTATTTTTCCTTTAGGGTGATGCTGGTGTGCTACCTCAAAGAAAGGATTCTTAAATAATGATGGTTCAAAATCTCCAATAAACCAACCATTAGTAAAATTATCTATATGATTTACATCCATTACTTACCGGCTTCAGCTTTTTGAATTCTTGTTGCATGTCTTCCCCCATCGAAAGTAGTAGTTATCCAGATATAAATCATATCATCTAATAACTCTTTATCTACAAACTTACTTGGTATAGAGAAATAATTTGCGCAATTATGTCTAACAGCATATTCCGCTGTATATTCGTTAAATACTAAAGCGCTTCTAATACCTTTCTGTTTATTACCAGAGATATTCATACCCTGGCCTGTTCTACAAAAAGCTAAAGCAAAGTCACAATTACCTTTATTAATAAAATCTGTTACTTGAAATACATAATCATTATAATCACAGTCTTTATCAACAAAAGTACCAAAGTCGGTATAAGGTAACTCATACTTATCTAATATAGTTTTAGCCTGTTCTTTAAGATCCCACCCTGAATGATCAGCACAAAGAGCAATCGGCTTATCACCAAAAGTTTTTAATGAATGAGTTACAAAGAAATTTAATTCTTCAGGAGTACCCATAAGATGCATTTTTTCTACATCATCAGTTTTAATGATACAACCATCTTGAATCATTAAATTATATAACGGGCAAATATAAAATTCATTATTAGTAGTAAGATCTAAGTCTATCATTTGTTTAGCATATCTTACAAACTCACTACCCTTCGTAAAAGTATAAACACCAACTGCAGCATTTTCACTAATAACTTCTTTTTCTGCTGTCTTAATTACGTTTTTATTTTTATCTAATGAGGCGTAACTATAAGCAGGATTGTTACTTTTAAAAGTTAAAATAGAACCATTTATAGAAGTATCAATATCCGTAGGGTCGAAGAACGGTTCAAAGAAAACATCTAATGTATAAACTACTAGAGGGTCATCATTATCGATATATTCTTCCGCTTGTAGACATGTCTCTACTGATCCTCTGGTAATCTTATCTATAACAATAATCTTAATATCATCACCATAACGAGTCTTGAGTATTTTATCTAGAGAAAAATTACTTATATGATCTCGTCTTATTGCGAAAATTAAATTACACTCATCTTTCTTTTTAATTGAATCTAAACTCCAATCAATCATCTGCTTATCATCTACCATAATAAGCTGTTTAGGCATTACATATCCTTGATCAACAAAACGTTGACCTCTACCTGCTATAGGAATTAGTATATTAGTTTTTTTCATTTATATCGGCTAAAATTTCTGAAGTAACGCGGTGCGCTTCTTTTATATTATTCTGTAAATTTGATTTATCAACTGCATTTAAAATACTATTAATAGTAGCTGCAGCAAACATATCACCGGCTCCTAATACATTTATATTATTAAGTATTGGTGTTTCTATAGTAAAAGATTTTTCTTTGTTAATACACAAACTACCACCTTTATGATGTAATATAACCCACCCTTTTACTTTTGAAGCAAGATCTTTAATATCCATAAACAAGTCTTCATCTGATATAAAAAAATAATCTACATATTTTAAAATTGATAGCTGGTTGAAAATTTTACCTTTACATATATCTATTGAAAGTGTTTTACTTTTATTACTAACATCCCTTACAAAGGAAAGATCATCTAATTCATTAACATATAGTATATGTGACCATATTGAATCTCTGATAATAGGCTTTCTATTTTTTTGATTCAGATTAGCAATTGAAGCTCTCTCAGCTTTCTCTTTATCAACTAATATTAAAGCTTCTCCAATATTGGTAGGTTCAATATTAACTTGATAGTTTTTACATATCTTAGACAGCATTAACCATACATTAGCAATACCACCTACCGACTTATATGTAATATTACCATCAAATATAGTATCTGTAGTTATATGACCATACAAAGATATACTATTCATTATATATATTATCGTATAATTCAGCGATAACTCCAGCCCCTCCAGGTTTACTCAGTACTTGCTTAACAGTATTTTTTATAAGATTAATTGCATCACTCGGACAGTAGGTATGATTTAATTCCTTAATAATTTTATAATCAGGTAAATCATCTCCTATGTATATAACTTCATCTTTCTCTACATTATATTTTTTAAGCAAAAAATCTAATAACTCAACCTTATCCTTTATATGTAAATCTCTTGTATAGTAAAAATCTACTTTTCTACTAGATGCTATAGTACGATTAACTCTATCATCTGCAGTTAAAAAACACACATTAAGATTGTTTTTAAATCTTTTTATTGCAGTAAAATCTTTATCATTAAAATTTTTACTAATTACATTACCTAGAAGATCGTATGTTTTGCATCCATCGGTTAAAACACCATCTATATCAATAATTAAAAGCTTATACATACATCTTAATATAATCACTACAGATACCATAGCAACGAGTTAATCTATCATATCGCCTATTCTTTCTAGGAAATATGTTCTTACTTTCAGGTAATACTATTATCGATTTACTTGTAAGATCTGAAAGAGGTGATTTAGAATGATGCCATATAAAACCTTTTGATGTTATCACAAAATTCTCTGTAGTATGCCAAAAATAATTTATATTTTCATTTTCTAATATATCTACAATTTGCTTTAAACATTCTGTATTTTTTAAATGACACCATAAACGACTATTATTTAAAAAATCTATATCGACTCTATATTTTTTCTTATCATGCCCCAACCAAAAATTATTATCTTTAAAACTTACATCTACTTCAACATCATAACCTTGGTCTAATGCTGTAGTAATATATTCTGGGTCATTTTCATACTTTGTTTTTCCTGTGATATTACCTCTATGTGATATAAGCTTATTCCCACTCCTTGTCATAATAATATTCGCCTTGAGGTTCGTATAAATCGTACTTATAGCCTGTATTATATTTTTCCCACCACATTTTCATTCTCGGAAAGACGCCGAAGATCTTATCTCTTAACTCTTCAGATATTTGCATAGCTCTATATCTGCTTGGTGATGTATCTAATAAAAAATTTTTATAGTCTGCTATATGATCGTAAACTTCAGGATTAAATTTAGCAAAATAATGTGATCCAAAATAACAAGGTATTCGTACTGTTTCGCTTTCAAATCCCCCTTCCCACGTTGGTGTTATTGGTTCACCTTCTTTATACAATGGACAACTATATAGAGATTTTATATCTTCTGTATATCCCCAAAAAATATGATCTTGAGGGTGATACGGAAAATGGCTGCCCATGCCGACTGCATAAATTTTACCTTTTGGTCCAGTACCATCAGTATATTTTATATCACAATCAAACCCCATTTTATCTACAAATCTTTTTAGCATTTTCATACTGCTTTTCATAACAGTTTGATCACTTCTAAACTTCATAGTAAAATCAGATGTAACATGTTTTAATCCTTCATTTACTGATACTAACTGTAAATTTAAATTCATAGGTGGGGTATACGGTACAGGACTCTTTACCACTATAATATTATCATCTTCTGACTCTAATGTCTCATTTTCCCAAGTAGATATAATTACTTTATCTATAAAATCTAAAGTAGTATAACACTTAGCTGTATCGTAAGTTCCTGGAAAAATTTTACCTTGTATTACTATATCCATTATTATTCTATATTATAATTTTTGTTTTTAAATATTATTTCTCCTTCTGGTAAAGGACTATTAGAGTATTCTGTAAATAAAATTGGTTCAAATCCTTTTTTATCTAATATGCTTATAAGCTCTTTTGGTCCAGAACCTTCAGCATACATCTTACTAAAACTATCTAAACCTATTTCTGTTTCTATAAACAGAATATCTTTTAAGAAATCTCCAGCTCCTTCAATAGCTTCAAGTTCAGCACCTTGTATATCTAATTTAAGATACCCAAGTGTAAGTGCTTTTGATGTAAGGAGTTTTTTATAAATTTTATCTAATCTATAAGTTTTTATTTTGTTTATTTTTGATACTTTTCTTTTTTTAAACAAATATTCAGTCTCTTGAAGCTTACTACTTGGTTCTTTAAGAGAACTGCAACCTATTTCACTTCCAACAACAAAAAATGGAACTAAATTTTTATTATAATTAGATACTGCTCCTTTAACAAAATAATCATATCTTATATTAGTAGGTGACTCAATCGGATCAATACCAACAAAAATAAATTTACTTTTAGATCTCTTTAATTTTAACCCCAAACAACAAGTAACTTCATGAATCCATTTACCGTCTCTACAACCAGCATCAATTATTATACTATCGTCAGGTAGTGAAGAAAATATTTTAGTTTTTAATGGGTCTTTCCACAAATCATTATAGTTTGATCTAATTTTAGATAAACTATATTCTGTTTTAAGATCCAGTCTCATTACTTTTTACGGAAGGGCATTATCCACGTATCAAGTTCTGTAGCTGATTTTGCAAAGGGTTCATCATATTCTAAACCAAATTCATCTAAAATTGGCTGTACTTGATGTGGATGAATTTCAATATTCCAATCATGCACTGCAATTCTGTCTCCGCTTTTTAATAATCTTGAATATAAATTTAATTCTCTTAATTTATTACCACCATCGCAAAAAATATAAGTTTTAAATTGCTTTACGTTTTCACCTATATGGTTAAATACATCTTTATCAAAAACGTTTTCATAATGCATGTTAATATATGGAGAAATTTCAGCCATTTTTTCAAACCAGTGACCTACACCTTCGTGTTCTCTACTAAACCAATGACCAGTTCCATTGTAACGTGTACGAGACTCTATATCACTACCATCTGTTTCTTCCTGTGGGTATGGAAAAGCTTCATAAGTATCAAAAATATATGATTCGGTTATAGCAGCCATATTTGCTAAATATGTACTTAAGGCCCCTTTTTGACTTCCTAACTCAACTATATATTCGAATCTATTTGACTCAACAAAATATTCTTGCCAGTATATAGCAGAGTAGCTCTGCGACATTCCTGCACCCATAAATCTACGACCAACTGTCTTAAGATCTGTAAGAGGTATAACACTATTTGTATATACCTGCTTATCTATACCTTCATGTGAACCATGAACCGTCTTTAATAACTCTTTATCGTACTTCATATGTTTTCTTTTGTTACAACTGCTAACACCGGTAAAGGAAAAATAAATCCTCCGCCATTTTCTATAAATTCAGATTCCCGTTTAACTATTTCATCTTTAAAATGGTAAGGACCTACAAGATAATAATCTGGTTTCATATCTCTACTCTCTTCTTCTGATATAAGTTTTATACCGCTAATAGTTTCTGCCCCATGCTTTTCAGGACTACGCTCTGACGCGTAAGGTATCAATTCCGGACCTATACCACAATAATTTAAGATAGTATTAAGCTTGGTTGAAGCACCGAGTATATGTATAGTTTTCTTTTGCTTGTTTACTATATCATCAACTAACTTACATAAATCTTCTTTATGTTTTTCAACCTTTTCTCTAAACTCAACATAAGGCTTATCCGTATCTAAGTAAGCTTCATACTCTTCTATTTTTAAATTTAAAATATTTTGTCTACGCTCTCTATTATCGTATTCAAAATTATCTTCATGTGTTATATAACACATTATAGCTCCACCGTTTGTAGGAGTTTTTTGCACATCAAAAAACTTCAATCCAGCTTTTTGCATTATAGCTTTAAGTGGTTGTAAATGGTAATGAACAATATGCTCATTTACAATTGAATCATAAGCCAAATTATCAAGTAATGACTTCCAATATGCTACTTCAAATATCCAAATTCCTTTTGTAGATAATAACCTTTTAATTTCTTTTGCAAAATTAACAGGATCATCAATATCATAATAACAAGCAATTGATGTTACTATATCAGCTGAATTATCCTCAATTAAATTATTAACCTGTTTCGAAGGAAAGGTAGTATTAATAACCTGTATATCTTTATCTGTCTGTCTTGCAGCAATACTTGATGGATCTATTCCAATCTTTGTAAACTCCTTAGGATAATTTCTTAAAAGTGTATTATCATTAGAAGCAATATCTAAAACTTTTCCTGATTTAGAACCAGTTATATCTAAAGCTGTATTAACTATACCCTGTAAATGATCCCGCATTGTTTGACTAATACCACTCTCGTACCAATAATTGCAGTATAGTAAGTCAGTATCAATGCTATGTAATGTTTGAACCAAACCACACGCATCTTCATAATCTTCAGGGCAGCACCTTACAATAGTATTAGGCATGGGTCGCCTAGGTGGTGGCTGTACACCATCTTTAACAAAACACCCTTGAAAATATTGCTCGCCTAAATCAATTACCTCTTTTAAATTAGGATTCCCACATACCCTACATTTTTGTTTATGAACTAACATATATATAATTAAAACTTAAATGTGTTTTATCAAGATGCTAAGAGCTTAATATCATTTTCAACCATACTATAAGCTAAGTCTTTTAATGTTGAATCTAAGTTCCAATCAAGATCCTTTTGAGCCTTAGTTATATCCGCGGTTCGTATATCTTGCCATGAATTAATTGCGTCCGGTCTGTAAAACTCTGGTGATACCTTAATTAATACATCTCCTTTGTATATATATTCTTCGTTTACACCTTCCCCAGACCATTCACCTTTAATACCTATGCACTCAAAGCAAGGGTTAATAAAATCTTTAATAGTATACGAAATACCACTACCTATTACATATTCATTAGGATTACGTAAATTTAAAATATCCCAAATTAATCTAACACAGTCTCTAGCATCAGTCCAATCACGTTGAGCGTTTAAATTACCTAAGGTTATAGGCTCAACTGGCTTCTTATCTTTATATGCTTTATGTATTTTTGCTACTCCATTTGTAATCTTACGTGTTACAAACTCAATACCCCTTCGCGGGCTTTCATGATTAAATAACCAGCATTGTATTGCAAATAAATCAAATGAATCTCTGTAAATTTTTATAAATTGTCTCGCAGAGCATTTAGATACAGCATATGGATTGCGAGGTTCTGAAGGATGTTTTTCATCTTGAGGTGCATACTTTACATTACCAAACTCCTCACTAGAACCTGCATTATATAGTCTACACTTAGGAGCATGCTTTCTAAGGCTCTCTAATATATGTAAGACTGCTGTAGCATTAACGTCAAAAGTCTGTTGTGGAAACGACCAACTAGCACCAACAAATGACTGTGCTGCAAAATTAATAAAATAACTAGGCTCATATTTAGTTATAGATTCATTAATACTATGTACATCAGATAAGTCTAAATCTATTAATTTAAACCTTTCGTTTTTAATATGGTGAATATTTTTATAATTTGGTACACTTAACCTTCTTACACCTCCAAGTATATTATAATCGGTATTAGCAAGTAGATGCTCCACCATATAACTTCCATCTTGCCCTGTTACTCCTGTAACTATTATATTCTTCTTCATTTTAATCTCTCGTATCCTATCTTAACTTCCTGAAGCTTTGTATCAAAAAACCGTTCTTGTAATTCAGTCTTAGCTAGCATTCGGTAATAATTAGTTTTGTCAACTTCACTTGCTAATAGCTTATCTTCTTTAGCAGCGTCTACCGCATCAAATGTAACACTATTCGCTTCATACATATGCTTGAATTGATCCGACTTTAAGATTGTCTCAAACAACTCTTCACCAATTTGTTCTTTTAAATGATCAAAGTTTCTTTGTATATCAGCCCTATCCATATAACCTTTATCTGCTTTTAACTTTAAGATACAAATATAATCGAAAGCGAAAGCTTCATCAACAAGTAAATTTACCATACTATATTATACTTTAATTTATTTAAAATCAATCTTTATGACCAAAATACTGACCAGATAGATTCCACTTATCATCGCAATAACCTTTACAATATTCAAATGTAGTTTGAACGCCTCTACCATAAAGAGATAGATTAGTAATATTTAAAACTCTAAATATCCAACAAAAAGAAGTGTCAACAGTATGTATTTCTCTAGCTTTAAGGGCTAATCCTATCCAGTCAAAAGGTCTATCGAAATCATATTCCTTTATAGTAACTTCATTATCAAACTTTGGAATATTAGCTTCCCGTCTTTCTTGATGAGTTGTACCATAAAATCTATTAACTAAAACAAAATCTTTTTCATCGAAAGGATTCTCTTTTTGTAAAAACTCTTCTAATTTTTTCTCTCTTTCTAAATTACGTTCTATAGTAGGATACTTATACCAGTCCTTATAATCTAATCCAACAAATTCATATTTACAATATAATGGACCTGGTTTATTGCTTCTAACTAATTGATCAGCAATCTGAAAAGGTATATAAAGAAGCTCATCATTATTAATAATCTCACGAGGTTCTTTAGTTTCTAGAAAGTCTTTAAAGGGGTAATCCACATTATCATCTATAAAGGTAATACCTGGGTATTTTATATACTCACCTATATAATTGTAACCGCCATATACAGGCCATATTACTTCACTTACTTTTTTTTGCTCTAACAGCTTAACAGCAACTTTAAATAGATGTAAAATATCCCCTAACCCTGCTGGTTGCTTAATAATACAAATCTTTTTCATTATTTAAATAGAAATGGATAATTTAAATACATCCAATCTTCGGGAATTCTATATTCTTCAACCTTGTTAAAATTAGACTCAATAGCCTCTATCTTTGAATTGTAAATATCATCACCATTTTCTTTAAGATCCTTAATTATACTATCTAATTCTTTTTGATCATTAAAATAAATAATACCATCTTTATCAAAATGATCATTTACTGAATCATCACCCCAAAAAATAGGAATAGTCTTAGTAGCAAAACAGTCTACTATTTTTTCAGTCCAGTAACCTGGCTGTCGACAATTTTCTATTGTAATAGAATACATATATTTTAGTAAAGATTCTTCTTTAAACTCTACAGGATTGTAACCATTACCAAACACTTCAATATTATCATTTAATTTAGATATAACTTTATGTCTAAGTTGATGACCTTCTGTAGTGTTCTTACCTGATGCTATAGTTGATACTTTATTTTCTTTTTTTGTATCTTTATAATTATTAATCCAACATCTACCATGTGGATAATACAGATAATTCTCTCCTTTTGATAAAAGATATTCATCAAAAGTTAAAACAAAATCAAATAATCTATTATTTTGCTCTATCCATTGGTATATATGAGGATGTATCGCCTTAGGTTCTAATAACCAAGCTACCTTTCTCTTTACACCAGATGCTTTATGAATATCATTCAAGCACATATCTGTAATAAAACAAGCATCACTTACTGGCTTATTACTAAAGTTCCATTTTACATACTTATTAACACCTTGATGGCATGATGATGGTTCACCACCAAAGTTTTTATCTCTAATATTTACTTCTACCATGACTTAATATATTCTTGTAATTTTTCTTTACTCATACCTTCAACTTTTTGTACTTCTTTTTCATTTTGAAGATAGTATTTGTGCTTATCTTTATCCTTAATAGCTACTCCACCTTCTTCATGAGGTAGGTGAAATAAAAACCAGTTAGGATTATTATTTCCTACTTTCGCTACCGGTACATCGAGTTTATCTGATCTAGAAATAATTTCATTATCTTCATAGCCCCAACCTATAAAGTTAGGATTAAAGCCATTAATTTTTTCAAATGATTCCTTACTACCTATTAAGCATCCTCCACACGCCTTTGTATTA